AAATCAAGGTTTTGACGTGCCTGACGCTAATATGGGGATTATATGTGGGATTACTAGTAAGTCACTCCCTATGATCCAGCGTGTAGGTAGACTGATTAGATTTCAAGAGAATAAAGTAGGTGAAATTATTATCTTGTATGTAAAAGATAGTCAGGAAGAGAAATGGCTAAAAAATGCAGTTAAAAGTTTAAATAATGTAGTATGGAAAAAATAATGTTTAAAATATTTGTATACTATGTAAATTGTTATTATATTTGCACTAGATTAAAATGTGAATATAATAAATTCTTTTATAAATTGTACTGCCATGAAAATTGATATAGATTTTGAAATACTGATGGAGACTAACATGTCTGCAGATGATTTTACTTATCTGTATCTACTATATAAGAAAGAATATAGTTATATACCCAATCTTAATCTTAAACCAAATTTAGACAAATTACAGGAAGCGGGATATATTAAGTTAGGCGAATCGTCTGATCAACACGTTGTTAGACAAGAGTTTATAGATCTTTTCTCTAATGACTTTGATCAGATGTTTGCTGAGCTTATATCTACATATCCTATGAAAGTAACTACATCTAATAAAGGAGTTAGAGTGTTGCATGCTAAGGATCCAGATGCTAAAGCTAATCTGAAATGCAAACTAAGGTATAAAAGAATAGTTGGTGACAAGAAGTATAAACATAAGCATATAATGCGATGTTTAGATAACCAGCTAAAAATAGAAAGAAACAACCTTGGGTATTTACAGAATTTAGAAACTTGGATTAATAACCATACTTGGGAAAAGTATGAAAACTTAGATGAACATGACACACGAGAAACTACCACACGGATTACAAGATCCCTTTAAACAAAACGGCTTTAAGAGTATAAAACAGTCAGTATCTGCGTCTTTGACAGAGATTAGGACTGGTATGTACGGTAAAAGACGTGTATACCCCACTAAATGGGGGAGATTAAATACTAATTTACTAGGAGGTTTACAGCCTGGTAAGATGTATGTTGTTGCTGGACGACCTGGTGTAGGTAAGTCAGCATTTAGTAATCAAATGATCTTTGACTTACTGGACAATAATAAAGATAAGCAATTAACTGTATTGTATTGGAGCTTCGAGATGCCTGGCTATCAGCAGATATTAAGGGCTGGTGCAAAAGGAGCTAACAAGCAAGTCAGTGATTTATTATCTGTAAAAGAAACTCTACAACAAGCTGAGTATGAGAAGTATAGAGATGAAGTTATTAAGTATAATGACTATCCTATATACTTTAACAACATACCCAGAGATATAGAGTTTATTAAGAAGGCAAATATAGATGTAACAAACAAACATCCTGATACTACTATTATAAATGTGTTTGACCATTCTAGATTAATACTTAGTGGTAAAGATCAAGAATTGCAAAAACTAAATGAGGTTAGCAAGGGATGCATGTGGTTACAAGCTAAGATAGGATGTATAAATATATTATTATCACAGCTAAATCGTAACATAGAGCAAGAACACCGTGCTAAGGCACAGTATCAGCCATTGCTTACAGATTTATTTGGTGGTGACAGTATAGGTCAGGATGCACATGTAGTATTAATGCTACAAAGGCCTAACGATTTGTATGGTATTACCGATGCATATTGTGGAGAAAGTCCTATCAAACTGCTGGCGTGTCATGTAGAGAAAAACCGTGATGGTTTACTAGGTATGATACCGTATGAAGCAGAGATGTCAACATTTACTATTAACGAAAGAATAAAATAATGTTTAAAAAAATATTTAACCTATTTATAGGAGAGGAAAATCAAAACAAAAAACTAATTAGAAATATAGAGCACTATGAGCAAAAAGAGAAAGCTGAACAGCAAAAATCCAAAGTACTGGCCAAAGGACAGACGAGAAGGACCAAAAATAAAAAATAGAGTATTAATGTGTACTACACACCATGGATGTAAAGTTTATGGGATATGGTACGAAAACGAGTAAATATGGAATTACCAAAAACAAAGGTAAAGGCTAGCCGTAAATCGCCTAAAAACATGATAATATATGGTCCACCAAAGATTGGTAAGACTACAGTACTATCACAACTAGATAATTGTTTAATTATAGACCTTGAGGATGGTTCTGATATGGTTGATGCTTTGAAGGTTAAAGTAAAAAATCTTAAAGAACTAGCTAATGTAGGTAGAGAGGTAATTAAACAAGGGAAGCCGTATAAATATGTTGCTATCGACACTATATCTAAACTAGAGGAATGGTGTGAGGAGGAAGGTAAACAGATTTATATGAAGACACCTATGGGTAAAAACTTTGAGACTAAAAACCCTGGTATGTCAATTTTGTCATTGCCTAATGGCGCAGGTTATTTATATTTGCGGATGGCATACAAAAAATGGATTGATAGATTGAATTTACTTGCTGATAGAGTTATACTTGTAGGTCACTTAAAAGACAAGATGCTAGAGAAGAAAGGTAAAGAAGTATCCGTCAAAGACCTAGATTTAACAGGTAAGATAAAACAGATTACATGCGCTAATGCAGATGCTGTTGGTTATATATATAGAGAAGGAGATGAGACTATGGTATCATTCAATTCTCTAGATGATGTAACTGCAGGTTCACGTTGCGCACACTTAAAAGGCCAGACTATGCCTATGAAATGGTCAGAAATATATATAGATTAATAACCAATTAAACACAAAAAAATGATTGAAATGAGAAAAACCCCAGAGACAGGAGTAAAGACTCCTGCAGAAATTTCCGTAATGCAGATTGATCAAGATCTTAAAGACGGTATTAGTAAGTCAGAAATGGCAAAAAAGTATAACATTAAACCATGGGAAGTGGATGAGATGTTTAAGCATCCTTTCTTAAAGGGTAGAAGACCTAGTAGAAAGAAAGCTTTATCTTTTACTTTTGTAGATAATGCACCTAAAACTACACCGGAAGAAGATTTTGTAGATCCTAATCAAGTAACTCTAGAGCAAGCTATAGACAATGCTATGGATAGTGCTGAAGAGGCTAGACAAGAGTTACAGGATGCAGAAGCAGCTATAACTGAAATGCTAAGTCCTACAGAGTTTGCTACTCCTGAGCAGGAGGTAGTTAGAGCTTTGGCTGACTCAGCTGAGGATGTAGAAGAAGATCGTGACGATTTAGACTATGCAAATACAGAGCTAAATGAAGAAGAACTAGAAGAAGACGATACAACGTTTGAATTATAATTAATAACCAATAAAAATAAATAAAAATGGCAATACAAAGTAATGCAAGTACCCAAGAGGTAGTAGGAGGAATAAAAGTTTATTCTGGCCTAACAAATGTAAAAGTTTTAGCAGTAAATCCAACAATGGAAGAGTTACACGCTATGGATATAAATGTTAAACAAGAACCTAACTATAAAGTGTCGTTTAGTGACCAAGATTACAATAAAGTTGTATTCTGGCTAGCTAACGAAGATGGTAACTTTAAATTAGAAATACTAATGGCTAGTAACTTTAGAGTTTCACAGGCCGGTAAACACCAATGGATTAATGCTACTGGTCAATCTACATGGTCTGAAGAAGCTCCTAGTTATGAGTGGTGGAAAGCAGATGGTCAGAGAAAAGCATATATAGGTGAGGAAACTCTAATTAATTTTGTAAAAGCATGGGCTAATGTGGCTAATGGTGATGAAGTATCTTTTGATACTATTAATGCTATTGCTTCTGGTGATGTAACAGAAATTAAAGAGCTAGTTAAAGTATTAACTAATAACGAAGTTAGAGTTCTTATAGGTGTAAAAGACGATAAGTATCAGCAAGTGTATACTAAATATTTTGGTAGAGTAAAACCTCAAAGAAATGATTTATTTGTAAAAGCGCTTAATGATGACTATGGTTCTTTTAATGCAGACTTTAATGCAGACCTAGTGTGGGGTGTACATAGACCAAGCACTGAGTTGATTTCTCCTGATGCACCAGCAGAAGATGAGGATTGGACTGCAGAACCTGCAATGGCTAGCACAGAAAAAGGCGAAGACTTGCCGTTCTAATGGCAATTAAGAGCCGAAGAAGCGAGGATCATTTACACACGGATGTCATACTTGGTAAAATTACTGAGTATGACATTTTTGTGTATTATTGTCCTAGCTTTAAAGAACTTGGTAAGAAGTTTAAAAGTGACTTGCGGACAGATAATTCTCCAACAGTTTCTATAGTACCTTACAACGGTAAGTTATTGTACAAAGACTTTGGTAATCCTGATCACACTTTTGACTGCTTTAACTATGTTAGGTATAAGTATGCATGTTCTTTTATAGGTGCTCTAAGAATTATAGACTGCGACTTTAATTTAGGACTAGGTTCTAAAACAGACGCTATTAAATTTACAATGGGCTATATGGCCTATAGACAAGACAAAACCCCAAAACTAATAAAGCCTGAGATAATTATCAGGAAGAAAAGACGACAATGGACAAAGGCAGATGCGAACTTTTGGTCTCAATATTTGGTTAGTAGAAAATTATTGATTAAGTTTGCTGTCGAACCAATAAGTCACTTCTGGGTTAACAGTTCTAGATTTAGCTGTAAATCAATTAGTTATGCTTTTCGATTCAATAATAGGTATAAAATCTATTCTCCTTATGATGAACAAAATAAATGGTTGAGCAACACAAAAAAGACAGACGTGCAGGGCTATAACCAACTCCCAAATAAAGGTGAGAGGCTAATCATCACATCATCTCTTAAAGATGTTATATGTTTACATGCTGCAGGTTACAATTCGATTGCTATGCAAAGCGAAATGCAAATACCTTCAGATAAACTAATAAGTGAGCTAAAACAAAGATTTACTACAGTAGAAATTTTATACGATAATGATTTTGATAAAGCAAATAATCCTGGCCAGGTAATGGCTAAGAAAATTTGTGACTTATATGGTTTTAATAATATCTGTTTACCAGCTAAATATAAATCTAAAGATCCATCAGATTTAGTTAGTAAGACAGGTAGTTTTAATGAATTAAAAACTATATTAAATGAAACGAGATGAAATTATTGAAAAATTTAGAACACGGAAAGGCTTTTTAAAGAAAGGGGCGCAATGGCTTGCCGATAAATGGGGCGTAGACATAGCTATTATTAAAGATTGTAAAAAGATTGTAACTTCTGAAGAGTGGGTACAAGAACGCATGAATAATGATAATGGTCATGAACTTAGTACAAGTCAAGCTTTTCAAAAACATTTGTTAGATAATGGATTAACAATGGCGGATGTAAAGTCTGTTAAATTTTGGCAAAACTTTAGTGGTGAACAGAGATATAGTATAGTAACGCATAATCAGTGGCATGAACAACCACAGGTTAAAGAAGAGTTGCTAAACTATATTAAAAAGAGATCAGCTAAGGTTCCAAAGCTTAAGTATAAAAAGCCTAAAGATCCTATTTGTTATGAAATATCTTTACCAGATATACATTATGGTAAGATAACTGATGAAGGACCAGAAGCATTAGAAAAGCAATACTTAGAAACTATTCAAGACTTGCATAGAAAAGCTGATGGTTTAGAGATTGAAAGGTTTCTTTTACCTGTAGGTAATGATGGTCTTAACTCAGAAGGTATGAGTAGAGCTACAACTAAAGGTACACCTCAACAAGATAGTATGCGTTGGCGTCAATCTTTTAGAGGTTATTGGCATTTAGTTACAAAAGCAATTGACTATTTATCACAATTTGCACCTGTAGACGTAGTAGTTGTACAAGGTAATCATGACTTTGAACGCATGTTTTATGTGGGAGAGGTGTTAGATGCTTTATATCATAAGAATAAAAACGTAACTGTAGACAATAGTTTAGAGTCACGTAAATATTATGAATATGGTATAAATATGATTATGTTTACACACGGTGATAAAGAAAAAGCTAATGAGCTTCCGCTATTAATTGCCACTGAACAACCTGACATGTGGAGTAGATGTAAAATTAGAGAGATACACTGTGGACACAAGCATAAGGAAATGCTTAATGAATACATGGGTACAAAAGTGAGGTTTATTCCTAGTATATGTGCTAACGATACTTGGCACAAAACACAAGGCTATGTAGGTACACTGCGATGTGGACAAGCATACATTTGGAATAAATCTAGAGGACTAGAAGGTTATTTACAAACTAACGTGGTAAAATATGGTGTGGAAGCGGAGAGCTAAAAAGAAGTCAAGATCTAAAGTAAAGAATGCTAAAAAGTGTACTTACGATGGTAAGAAGTTTCAGTCTAATCTAGAACTTTATTGTTATAAACAATTAGAAGAAGCTGAGATATTAGTAGATTATGAAGAACATACATTTACTATATTTCCAGCTCTAGTATATCCTCAAGCATGTTATGAGGGTACAACTAAAAAGCTTTATAATAAAGGCTCTAAGATTAGACCTATAACTTACACACCTGACTTTGTAGATCCAAATGGTAAATTTATTATAGAAACAAAAGGCTATGCAAATGAGTCTTTTCCTTTAAGATGGAAGCTGTTTAAAAAACATCTTAAGGACAACAACAAACAATATGTGCTTTTTATGCCAAGAAACAAAAAGCAGGTAGATGAAGTTGTTGAACTAATTAAACAATTATAGATAAGAAAGAAGGTTGTAATCAATTTTAATAACTCAGCGGTTATACTTTGTGTGTAGATTACGAGTCACAAATTGGGAGTATTGACAAATAACAACAATTAAATTAATTATTAACCAAAATTAAAACATTAATTTACAACTAAACAATCGAAGCGTGACTTCCTTCTTTCTTTTCTTTTTATTAATCAATTAAACAATTAAACGTATGGCAAATTTAGTAAGCCCTTGCTGTGGGCATGATTACAGCGACACTCTAGATAGTGAAGGATATGAAATCTATGTTTGTGACCATCCTAGATGTGGAGAAGAATTTGATGAGCCTGTAGAAGATTACGAGTATGATGCTCGTATAAGGGAATCATATTTAGAGGACCGCATGGATGAAAGAAGGTTAGGACTATGATAGAAAGAGTTATCAGGAAGTCTATGCTAATTAGACCTTCAGGTAGATCTACAGATTTTATATCACCAAGCTTTGGTTATGGCTGTTTATATAACTGCTCTTACTGCTACATGAAACGACATAAAGACAAAGGTCTTACAGTGGCTAGTAACACAGGAGATATACTGACAGCTATAAATAACCATGCTTTCTTTACACCGGTAGATAAACCTAATCAAACACATTCACAATTTACAACATATGATATTAGTTGTAATGAAGACTTTGCGCTGCATGCTAAGCATCATGATTGGAAAAAGATATTTGAATTCTTTAGAGACCATCCTGTTGCTATGGGCAGTTTTGCTACAAAGTATGTTAATCCTATTCTTAAGGATTTTAATCCAGAAGGTAAAGTGCGGATAAGATTTAGTCTTATGCCTCAGCACAAATCAGATTTACATGAACCAAAGACATCTAAGATTATAGATAGAATAAAAGCTATTGATGAGTTTATAGATGCTGGTTATGATGTGCATGTTAACTACAGTCCTATTATTGTATATGATGGGTGGTTAGATGATTATGCAGATCTATTTCATATGATGAATGAACATGTTAAGTATAAGGATCAGGTATTAGCAGAGTGTATATTTCTTACACACAATTTTAAAAAGCATACTATTAATCTAGGTAGACATCCAGAGACAGAGGTAGATCTTTGGGTACTTACAAAACAGGAGCTTAAAACATCACAGTATGGAGGTGAGAATGTACGATATAAACTTGGGATGAAGTCCGAGTATATAAATCAATTTAAACAATTACACAAATCAATTGTACCATGGAATAAGATACGGTACATATTTTAAATCAATTAAACATGAGA